ACCTGATGGCGAAACTATTAAGACCTTTATGAAGGACGATACTTTCTTTCGTGGCATTCGCGGCCCTGTTGGTTCTGGTAAATCTGTGTGCTGTTGTATTGAGGTTTTTCGTCGCTCCCTTACTCAGCAAAAAGCTCCTGATGGAATACGCAAAAGCCGCTGGGCTATTATTCGTAACACCAACCCGCAGCTTAGAACCACAACAATTAAAACTTGGCTGGATTGGTTTCCCGAATCTGAGTGGGGTAAGTTTAATTGGTCTGTTCCGTATACCCATAGGATTAGAAAAGGCGACATTGACCTTGAGGTTATCTTCTTAGCTTTAGATAGACCCGAAGATGTTAAGAAATTACTGTCTTTAGAATTAACAGGTATATGGATCAATGAAGCTAGAGAAATTCCGAAGTCGATTATTGATGCTTGCACAATGCGCGTGGGTCGCTTCCCGTCTATGCGTGATGGTGGCCCTTCTTGGAATGGCGTCATTGCCGACACTAATGCTCCCGAAGAAGATCATTGGTGGCCCATTATGGCTGGTGAGGTTCCAATCCCTGACCATATACCGCGTGAGCAAGCTAAGATGCTCGTTAAACCTTTTAACTGGTCTTTCTATACGCAACCCGCTGGCATGGTTGAGGACAGAAACGAAGAAGGGGAAATAGAAGGCTATCTTCCCAACCCAGTAGCTGAGAACGTAAAGAATATGCTGGGTACTTATTACACTAACTTGGTAATGGGTAAGACCAAAAGCTGGATTGACGTATATGTAATGAATCAATTAGGGCATATCCAAGATGGTAAGCCTGTATATCCTATGTTTGCTGCTGATGTTCATGTGGCTAAGGAAGAAATACCTATTGCCGCTGGGCAATCCGTTTATGTGGGTGTGGACTTTGGTCTTACTCCTGCTGCTGTATTTGCTCAGAAGGTACGAGGGCGGTGGCTGGTTCAGTCCGAAATCGTTGCTATAGACATGGGCATTGTGAGATTTGCGGAAGTTATGCGTAATGAGCTATCAACTCGCTTTGCTGCTGCTGGTGAAGTTATAATCTATGGTGATCCGTCTGGTGACTTCCGAGCGCAGACAGATGAATCTACTCCATTCCATATTCTTCGTGGTGCTGGCCTTCGCGCCTATCCCGCGCCTTCAAATTCTGTTGACCTCCGTCTTGAGTCGGTTTCCTCCCAACTGACAAAAATGGTGGAGGGCAAACCAGCGTTACTCGTAGATCGGCGGTGTTCGACCCTAATTAAAGGGTTTGAGAGCGGATACTCCTACAAGCGCATGGAAGTCTCAGGTGAGAGGTTTGCCGATAAGCCTGATAAAAATATGTTTAGTCACGTACATGACGCAGCCCAATACCTTTTCTTAGGTGCTGGCGAGGGTCGCGCATTAATGAATAGCCAGAAACCAATGCAGCCTACTATAGCTAAGCGTAACTTTGATGTGTTTAGTAAGTCGCATGGGGTTCGTAAGAAACAAAGCCTTTGGGCTAGGCTTTAGTTTGTGCATTGATAAATTCTTTTTAATGTGTTTCTGAGTGCAAAAAGGAGATTGATATGTGTTTAGGTGGCGGTGGTGGTGGCGGCGGTCCAATTGTAACTGAAGCTCAGAATAAGGCGGCAGCGCAAGCGCGTCTTGATTCGGAAGCGGCAGCGCGTCAGCAAGCTAAAAAAGTAGCAGATGCAAAGCGTGAGGATATTGATGAGGCTTTAGACACTGCGTCTTCAGCTGAAAGCCGAGGCAAAAGTGGCAAAGGTCGACGTTCTTTATTTTCCTCTTCTTCGGGTGGCTCTGGCTATTTAAGTAGGTTTGGCTAATGGAATATGGAAACAACCCTGTAGCTAAAAGTAAGATAAAAAAATACGAAAAGGCTAAAGCCAAGCGAGAGAATTGGATTCCTCTTTTTGAAGAGTGCTATTCTTATGCCCTGCCTAATCGTGAATCGTTTTACTATGAGGAAGCTGGTCAGCGAAGGGACGATAGAATCTTTGATGAAACAGCGGTTGTTGGGGTTCAGGAATTTGCCAGCAGATTGCAATCTGGCTTGGTTCCTAACTTTGCTAGATGGGCTGATCTTCTTAGCGGCTCAGAAGTTCCAAAAGAAGACAGGGATAAAGTAGATAATGAACTAGATGAAGTCACTGATTATGTCTTTGAGGTCATACAAAACTCTAATTTTAGCCAAGAGGTCCATGAGTCCTTTATGGATTTGGCTGTTGGTACTGGCGTTCTTTGCGTTGAAGAGGGCGATGCTATAAATCCTGTTAACTTTACGGCAATACCTCTGCCGCACGTTATACTTGATACTGGCCCAGACGATCAGATTGACCACGTTTTTCGTGAGCGAAAGAATATTTCCTTTGATATGCTTGAGAGAATGTACCCTAACGGGAAGTTCGACCAGAAGGTTAAGTCTCAGATGGGCATGGACAGGGAGACAACTGTACTTGAGCTTGTATGTAAGGACTATTCTAAGAAGAATGAGGACTCATATTACAGTTATGCGTTTTGCCTAACCACTAAAACTATACTTAACGAAAAGAAAATGTCTGGATTGGGGGCAAATCCATTTGTTTGTTTCCGCTGGTCTAAGTGCGCTGGCGAAGTTTATGGGCGCGGCCCTTTACTCAACGCATTATCTGCAATTAAAACCACTAACCTGACAATTGAGCTTATTCTTGAGAACGCTCAGATGTCTATCTCTGGCATATATCAAGTTGATGATGATGGTGTAATTAACCCTGACACAATAAATTTAGTCCCGGGATCAATCATACCAAAAGCTATGGGAAGTTCTGGGCTTCAGCCACTACAAGCTGCTGGGAACTTTGATGTTGCTCAACTAATCCTGTCTGATATGCGGCTTAATATCAAACGTGCTTTGTATAATGATATGCTGGGCAATCCAGATAAAACTCCTGCTTCTGCTACGGAAGTTGCAGAGCGCATGGCTGATTTATCTAGGCGTATCGGCTCAGCCTTTGGTCGTTTGCAGGCAGAATTAGTACAACCTGTTTTGCAGCGTGTGATTTATATCCTTAAAAAGCAGGGACGTATTGAAATACCACAGGTTAATGGGCGTGAGGTAAAGGTTAGGTCGGCCTCTCCGTTATCACAGGCACAAGCTAACTCTGATATTACAACTGTATCTAGGTTTCTTGAGCTTATTGGCGGTACGTTTGGCCCTGAAATGTTGCAGATTCTTATTGATAGTGAAGAGACAGCGGTTCATCTTGCTAAAAAGTTTGGTGTTCCTGAGTCCTTGATTCGTGATGAAGAAGAACGTAAGGCTATGACGGAAATGGCGCAGCAAATGGCGCAGCAACAACAGATGGCTCAACAACCACAGGAGCAAATGGGTGGTCAACAAAACCCCAGTTAGCATTGGAATAGACGGCGTACAGAGATCAAAGGCTAATGACCAAAACATTAGTCAAACAGTAGCGGAAGTATTTAGCTCCCCCTCTGGGCAGGCTGTATTAAATTACCTCAAGTCTATAACTATAAACATGGTTCATGGCCCAGATGTTTCTACGGAAAGCCTACGGCACATTGAGGGCCAAAGGTTTATTGTTGGAATGATTGAGCAAAGAATATCACATGGTCACAGGAGCAAGAAATGAGCGAAAGTTTAGTTGCCGCAGAAGCGACAGAGCAAACAGTCACAGCGGAAGATTCACAAATTGTCACTGAATCTACTGGTGATCCTATCTTTGAGACAGAAACATCAGCAGATGATGAACTGCTTTTAGGTAAGTACAAAACACCAGACGATTTAGCTAAGGCTTATAAGGAACTTGAGTCTAAGCTTGGTGGCAAAGAAGAGGATTTGCGTAAGTCTATTTTAGAGGAAATCGAAGAATCTGCCTTTAAGGATAGACCCGCTACTTCTGGTGAGTACCAACTTCCTGAAACTGTAGATGCTGATTCTGCTGTAAATAGTGATTTACTACAGTGGTGGTCTGAACATTCTTTTGAAAACGGCTATGGTCAGGAAGAGTTTCAAAAAGGCATTGAAATGTATATGTCTGCTATAGGTGATACTGGCCCTGATCTTGAGTCTGAATCTGTTAAGCTTGGTGAAAACTCTTCTGCAAGAATTGAGTCTGCAAACCTATTTGCAAATAAGTTCTTTCCTGCTGAAGCTTTTCCAGCAATTGAACGCATGTGTGAGTCCCATGAAGGCATTCTTGCGTTAGAACATATCATGGAATCAATGAAGGACGGGCCTTTTTCTGGCGATGCACAGCCTACAACTGGCGTAACCAAGCAGGGATTAGAGGAAATGATGCGAGATGAGCGATACCACAACCCAGCAAAACAAGATCGCAACTTCGTCGAGGAAGTCACAAAAGGTTATCGGGCATTATATGGCTGATGTAGTTCTTCAATCTCATGGGTTGGATTTAGTAAAGCTAAAGCCTTGTCATATCTTTCCTTTCGTTAAAAGTTTAAGTGATGAAAACAAGAGAGAGTTTTCTGAGCTTTATAAACTAGACCCCCTTGAGACATTGCTTAAATTTATTGGCGATGAAAATACTTACACTGTAGTTAAAGGCGATGTACCTTTAGCAATTACTGGAATAAATGAGGACTCACAGATGTGGGCTTTGTTTTCTAAGTATATGAGGCAGAATTGGATAAGATTTGCGAGAGCGTCACCTGATTTGA